AAAGACTTTTTGAGATAAAAAGAGTAGAGTCTGAAAAACCTTTTTACCAATTAGGCAAAAATTATGTTTATGAATTGAATTGTGAACTTTATGAATATGAAAATGAACTTATTGACACCGCTATTGACGAAGTTGATAATACTGTAGAAGACGAAGGATATATTACAACTTTAAGATTAGTTGGTACTGCGATAACTGCCACGGCATCTGCAAATACAACTATATCTGGTATAACGACAAACTTACCATCCATTGGTCAAATTATTTTGACTAATGATGGATCTGGATATACAAGCACACCAACTGTTACTATATCTCCACCATCTTCTGGTGTTGGAACGGTTACGGCAACTGCTGTTGCTATAACCACCTCTGTAGGAAATGTGCAGTCTATAAAGGAGATACTCTTAACAAATACTGGATTTGGATACACAACTTCAGATCCACCAACGGTTACTATTAGTGGTGGTGGCGGTGCTGGAGCAGCTGCTACCGCAATAGTTGTAACTGGTGGAATATTGTCATTTTCTATTACTAATCAAGGAAAAGGATATTATGGTAGCGAACCAACTGTAACCATAACTGGACCTTCTATTGGACAAACTGCAATTGCAAAGGCGTCTGTGTCTGATGGTGAAGTAACTGGTCTTAAGATAGTGAATGCTGGATACGGATATACACAGGCACCAACCGTAACCATCTCAAGTCCAGTAGCTGGAGTTGGAACTTTCTATTACAATGAGGAGGTTACAGGACAATCTTCCGGTGTTACTGCAAGAGTTAGAAACTTTAAGAGAAGAACTGATATTAGTGTTCAGTTTGCACCTGTAGACTTGCAAGTTTCCCTAAATACTGGAAACTTCTTAGTTGGTGAAACAATCATTGGTGGAATATCAACAGCAACTTATGTTGTAGAATCCTATAACCGTGAAAGTTATGATAATCCATATGATGTAAATGAAGAGATTGAAACTGAAGCAGACGGCATTTTAGACTTTACAGAGTCTAACCCATTCGGAGAATATTAATGTTAGGTACTTACTTTTATCACGAGATTATAAGAAAAACAATCATTGGATTTGGAACGTTGTTTAATAATGTTTATATTAGACACTCCAAAGACAATGGGAATGTATTGGACGAAACTAAAGTAGGTATTTCCTATGGTCCGATGCAAAAGTTTCTGACAAAAATTCAGGAACAGGCAGAGTTGAATAAATCTATTGCTATTACTCTACCAAGAATGTCATTTGAAATGGTTTCTATTCAATATGATCCTGCCAGAAAGGCAGGTGTCACTCAAACTTTTAAAGCATCCGCTGGGGCAAATTTAAAAAAAGTTTATATGCCAGTTCCATATAATATTGGATTTGAACTTAATATTTTTAGCAAATTAAATGACGATGCACTTCAAATAATTGAACAGATTTTACCATTTTTCCAACCAGCATTTAATTTAACAATAGATTTAGTAAGTTCTATCGGGGAAAAGAGAGATGTTCCCATAGTTTTGGATAGCATAGATTTCCAAGATGATTATGAGGGAGATTTTAATACTAGAAGGGCTCTGATATATACTTTAAGATTTACTGCTAAAACTTATCTGTTTGGACCTGTTTCAGATTCTACAGACAGTATCATTCGTAAGGTACAAGCAGATATTCACACAGATACCAATATAGCAACAGCAAAACGTGAAATGAGGTATACTGTTACACCAGATCCAATTTCTGCTGGACCAAGTGATGATTTTGGATTTAACGAATCATGGGAAATTCTTACAGACTCCAAAACATATAGTCCTACACAGCAGGAAGACATTTGATAAATTATGAATAATAATTATGATTCTATAGACAAGGCTCTCAACACTGAGAGTAGTATTGTGGAGACTAAAAATGTTTCTGCGGAGATAGACATTGTTAAACCAAAGGGTCCAGATATTGAAAAGGACTATGAATATACCCGCGCAAATTTATATTCATTGATTGAGAAGGGGCAAGAAGCAATTAATGGAATTATGGAACTTGCTGGTGAAGGTGGAAGTCCAAGAGCATATGAAGTTGCCGGACAATTAATCAAAAGTGTTGCCGATACAACAGACAAATTGATTGATTTGCAGAAAAAACTAAAAGATGTTCAGGATGAAAATGTAAAAACGACGAATAACGTTACCAATAACGCAGTATTTGTTGGATCAACATCTGAGTTGCAAAAATTACTTAAGCAAGGTTTTCTAAATAATAAAGAATAAACTTGTTTTCTGATGGGTTGGTCTGAAAAATATAAAAAATCAATTGATTGTGGCAACCCAAAAGGTTTTAGTCAACGTGCTCACTGCCAAGGGCGAAAAAAGAAAATGACAGAAGAAAAAAAAGATCATGAATATTCTATGGCTCGTTCTGAGTTAAGAACGGTCTCTAATGCAGTTAAACGTCTTCAGAAGAAGATGGGTAAAAAGGGTGAAGGTAATTTAGAAGCATGGGTACAGTCTAAAATTACCAAAGCAGCAGATTATATTGACACAGCAGCAGATTATGTTGATAGTGGAGAAATGAAAGAAGAGGCAAATGGTAAGTGTAAATCTGGACACTACTATTGCTATACTGACAAAAAATGTAAACCAATTCCCAAGGGATTTAAGGTTGTTGGACCAGCAGGATATCTTCGTAAAGAAAATGGACACTCCGTAGATGATGATTCATCCGAAGATTCGAATGGTTCAAATGGTAATGGCAATGGTAATGGTGCCAGTATGGGTGAAGAAGTAGTTAATGAAGAAGGTCTCCGTGATTGGTTTGGCAAATCCAAATCAAAAGATGGTAAGAAAGGTTGGGTCAATGTGGTGACTGGTGATTCTTGTGCCAGTGATAAACCAGGTGAAGGCATTCCTAAGTGCGTATCTTCTGCAAAGAGAGCAAGTATGTCCAAAAAGGAAAGACTTTCTGCCGCTGCTGCTAAAAGAAGAGAGGATCCAGGTCAGCAAGAAAAATCAGGTGCTTCTAAACCAACAATGGTAAAAACTGATAGAAAGGTAAGAAAAGAAGAAATGGAAGTTAATGAAGCAAAGGACAAACCAGGTAAGGGTAGTGGAAAGAAAGATGCTTGCTACAATAAAGTAAAGTCGCGCTATAGTGTTTGGCCAAGTGCATATGCTTCTGGTGCATTAGTCAAGTGTCGTAAAGTAGGTGCCGATAACTGGGGTAACAAGTCTGAGAGTTATGACTTCTCAAACTGGAGAGATGACTTTAAAGCATTTGAAATTGAAACAGTAAATCTTATTGAACCAGAACCAATTAAAGGTGGACAACCTATTGATGAAAAATGTTGGGTTGGATATAAGCAACTTGGTATGAAAAAGAAGGGAGAAAAAATGGTTCCCAATTGTGTTAAGGAAGAAGAAATAAACGAAATTCATAAACAAGCACACACACCACATGAAGTTCCTTCCGGAAGTAATCTTAAAAAATTAGTTAGTAAAGCATCAAAAAGAATTGACACTGATGCTGATGGTGATGTAGATAATAATGATAAGGCAAAAGGAGAACTTGGAGAATTTATTCCTGGTGTAGGTAATAAAAGACTTTACAGTATGACTAGACCTAAAACCGCGAAAGAAAATTTCTCAAACTGGAGAGAAGATCTAGGTGAAGATTGGCAAAAAGTCAATAAGTCCGATAAAACTGATGGTATGAGTCCTGCAGCAGTTAAGGCATATCGCCGTGAGAACCCAGGTTCCAAACTTAAGACTGCTGTAACTGGTGATCCAAAACCAGGCAGTAAGGATGCTAAGCGCAGAAAGTCCTTCTGCTCACGCTCTAAAGGGCAGCAAGACATGCATAACATCGATTGCTCCAAAACCCCCGATAAAGCAATTTGTAAAGCCCGTCGTCGCTGGAAGTGCTGATCAATGAAAAGTTTTCAAGAATTTCTATCAGAAAGCATCACCATCAATGGTGACTTTAATGGAACCCTCAACATTGGGAGTTCTCAACCAGAACCAGAACAACCACAAGAATCTTTCTTTGCTGATGTTGTCTGGGAAGGTAAAATTTACAGATTAGAAATAGAAGGTTCTATACCTCCTTCTAAGAAAGAATTGACGGAAAAACTTCAGAATGAGTATCCTGGAGCAATTGTTCATGAATTGTATCCAACATCCTTTAATTCTTTAAACATTAAAAGTTCTCAAAGATACAGACCAGAAAGATTATCGTGGAGTGATTGATTAATGGCACAATTTAATAAAAATGAGCAGGACTTTCTAAATCAGGAAAGAACTCTTTTTGAAGTGAATATGATCGCCAATAAAAATGGCGAAGTAGTTACACTTGATAATCCATTTCCAGTCACAGGAACTGTTGGGATTTCATCAGATACTCTTATTACTATCAATCCAGATACAA